ATATTGAGTTGAAAAATATTAATAAATTCTGTTCATGGATCGGCGATCATAACAGAGTTGTTTGTGATATTTGGTTTAATCAGGATGAATCTGGTGTTGTTTCTAATTTTGATGAACAAGTAAAAGATTTAGGAATTATTATACAAGGTGATAAAAATTTTGATATACCTAATAAAATAGATTTTTGCCAGATAAAGATAGAAGTATCTGTTAAGAAAGGTACATATAACTATAATGATCTGTATCTTAAAATAAAATATTATCTTAGACATGAACTTGGTCATATGTATGGTGAATCACAACATCCAACGATATGTGATGTTTCTGAAACAACGGATAATTCAAAAAGGTTTATGGACGGATATGACAAATTAATGACATATATAAAGGATAGGGATTTAAACAAATATGAAAAGACGTTTTTGGATATTCTTTATAGATGTTGTTATATTGAAAGAACTGCACATATCTGTGGATTTTATCAATTGCTAATAAATGATGTATGCTCTGGAAAGGGTTTAGGTGATTTCAAATCATATAATGAATATTTAATGTATTATAGATATAAAGAGTTTATACATACTAATGATATATCTTCTTTATTTGAAAAATATAAAGAAATTATACATGATATGTATGGCATAAACATTAATACATTAGAAAGATTCATTAATATACTTGATAAACACATAGATAAGATTATAAAAAATCTGATGAATGTTTATTATAGTGTATACGAAATATCAAGAGATTCTGTTATTACAGAATCATTAAATCATGATAAAATAAAGAATGATTACTACGAAAGATATAGAAAATCTCTTTTCTCTGACAAAGTGTTTGAAGATACTGTAGATCAACTTATAGCGGAATCTATTTTGAAAGATCATATGAATTCCACATATCAAGGATATTTAAGAATACTGGATTTCATATTCAATAATGACGGAAAATAACTTCCGTCATTTTTTATTTAGATAAATAGTAAAATAAAACACTTTAAATAGTGAGTACAATTAAGTCAGACAGAGAAGATTTTGAGAAACTTTTGAATGGTCTTGATCCTGTCACCCCTGCTAATGCACCGTCTGCTACAGATATTGTAAACCAGACTCCAACAACTGCTTCTGTTGTAGATTCTACAACTCCAGCAGAGACTTTGCAGGTAAAGATGCTTAACTTTGACTATGATGGTATAAAGAAAGGACTAAGAAAGAAAGCAAGAAAGACTATACTTAATGCCGTAAAGCACATCATACCTAAAAAGTATCTTGATGAAGAATATGTTCAGGATAAAATAGAACAGGATATAGAGACGCTTGCTTCACTGTATATGCAACAGGAAAATAATACTGTTGTACAAAGATCGATCATGGAGCAGATTAATTCTGGAAACTCAACACCACGTATGTATGAGGTGTTCGGACAGCTTACTGACAGAATACAGGCCCTTAACAAACAGATTTTTGATACAGAACAGAGAATAAGAAAAACATATGTTGATCTTAAATATGAGATACTTGATAAGATAAATGATGATTTTGCAATGGGAGTTGAAGGACCACAAACAAATACACCTAAGATAGAAAATCAACAGGGAATGGTCGTTACATCAACGAAAAGTCTTATTGAAGGAGCAAGGCAAAAACATATAGAAAAGATAAATAATACAGCAGAAGCTGAATTTGAAGTCAAGGAATAATGAGAGTTAAAGAGATATACATAAGGGATGAAAATGATCCATACTATGATCCGACTATCATAGACTATAAGAATGAGATAGAATCTGTAATATCACAGATTAGGATGATTCTTGGAACACAGAACGGACAGGTGTTTGGAACATATTACTTCGGGATCGATCTTGAGTATATGGTGTTCAATACGAAGTTTGCAGCAAATCAGATATTGGATAAATTGAACGATCAGATTAACCAGTATGTATATCATTCTGATAACGTGAGCATATCTTGTAATATAAGTTTTGGTGATTCTGGATTAGGATATGATTACGCTGTATTGGATATTTATATAAACGGTGTTAAGAGTATAGGATTCTTAATAGATAAAAATGACAGATAAATGAACGGCGGGCATCCCGTTTTGAGCACCGTCAGGAATTGGCGGTGTTCTTTTTTAATACATGGCGGAACAACAGGAAAGTAAAGGCAAGAAGCAGAGACGAATATATTCAACTGCAATGATTAGGCAGATGATAAATGATCGTAACAATGGATATGAAATTGATTACGAGCCATTTTTCATGCGAGATTTGGATCTAAGGGCTGCGAATATTCCATTCAGGATGACAGAAGAAGAAATGGATGAATATCAGAAATGCTTTGACGATCCAATATATTATTCTGAACATTATGCTAAGTTTATGACGGATCATGGTTTGTCAACCGTTGATCTTCGTGATTATCAAAAGAATGTCATAAACACTGTAACAGAAGAAGAATATGATTCGACGAATGACTTACTTTTACCGATGAATCGCAATATTGTATGGATGTCTGCGCGTCAGAGTGGAAAAACAACTACTATTGCTGTATTCTTATCATGGATGATTATATTCCATGTTGATAGAAATATTCTTATTGTTGCGAATAAAGAAAAGACTGCTATCGAGATTGTTGATAAGATCATTAACATATTTAAAGGTCTTCCGTTTTGGTTAAAACCTGGAACCGAACAGTGGGGTAAGACTGCTTTAAAACTTGATAATGGATCTAAGATTCTTTCATCTGCTACAACAAACACAGCATCTATCGGTTTTACTATTCACTGTGTTTTGCTTGATGAGTTCGCACATATTCCAGAAAATATAGTTAATAACTTTTGGAGATCAGTTTATCCAACTCTTTCTTCATCTAAAGTTTCACAGTGTATTATTACATCTACACCAAATGGAACAACGAATAAATTCTATGAAATCGTAACAGGATCGATCGAGGGTAAGAATTCATTCAGATACATAAGAACTGATTATTGGGAGGTTCCAGAACATGATGAGGCTTGGGCTGCTCAAATGAGAGCAGATTTTGGTGATGAGGAATTTGCACAGGAATTTGAACTTCAATTCAATAAGAATTCAAAGATGCTTCTTAAAGCAAACGATATGAAGTTCACCGAAAGACTTATAACTCAATATGTAAATAAAACTGTATATGTTAATAATCAGTATGTAAATGATGAACATGTTACATGGCATCCAGATTTTGATCCTAACAATATAAACGAAAACGATATATTTGCATTTCTTGTTGATATTGCTGAAGGAAATGGAGATCCAGATGAAAGACTTCAATCAAAGAAGAAAACACCAGATGCTACTACAATTAATATATTCAAAATTGTTCTTAACTCTCCAGCAAATATAAGAAGATATTCTAATCTTAGTTGTAGGATTAGGGATTGTATAAGATTTGTTCAGGTTGGTAAATATGTAAATAGTTCAGAGGATGAAATACAGGCTGCAAGAGTATGTTCTGCATTAGCATATAACTTATTTAGAGATCATGAGAGGAATAATGTAAGGGTAATGGTTGAAATGAACTTCAACGGTAAGTCATTCTTTGAAGAATTCAAAAGGCATTCATGTTATTCTGGCTCTACGGTATTAAAGACTTATCATAAGAAACCAATACCAGGAGAACAGCAGAAAAGAAAGTACGGTTTTAAAACTACAACAAATAAAGAAAATTATTGTATCAAAGGTAACAAATTGATTTCGCAGAGAAGAACAGTTGTTACTTGTAAGGATACATTTGATCAGATGAAGTCATTCGGATATGTAAGAGGTAAACTTGGTGGTATTGCTTGTCATGATGATTTATCGATGCCAGTGTTTAATCATATACCAAGAATGCTTGATGAAAAGACATTTATATCATGGATAGAGGAATACATGTATTTCAAGGCTGATAGAAATAAAGTGTATATTATAAATGATATAATAAAACAATGGGCTATGGATAATCCTGATATGACTGATGATGAGTTTGCAGATTTATATGGGATCGATCAATCAGCTACAGATATTCCAAATGAACCTATGGATTTTGCACAGGTTACTTATGGGCAGACATTCAATCCTATGGGATCACCTTATAATCCTTATAGTCAAGGTGAATTAACATATTCTGCAATTATAGGAATGAGATAACTTTTCATTCCTTTTATTTTTCTATTTCATTTTTTAGTTGTATATTTGCAACAGCAAAAATTATACAAAATGAAGATAGAAGATTTTTTCAC